AACTGGTCTATACAGTTCCGCAGCAAAATTTGTTTCTGGATATTATCCTCAATCGGATCAGGCAAGACTTAATGACGTTGTAGATGGTTTACGCGCTGTTGCGAAATTCGATTCAATGCAGAAAATGAGAATGGCTTCTCCAACTGGAGCTACTGGTCTTGGTCAGTTGTCAAACGCAGAAGGTCAATCTCTTGAGAAGAAATCCACATTGATTAGATCGTCTGGCAAACCGACTGACATTGTTAAAGATCTGGACAGTTTCAAGACAGATATGTTGGATACTGCTCACGGTTCAAGAACTCAAAGACTTACCATGCTGCAAAACGGGGTTATCACGAAGGAGCAATTCAATCAGGCCGAGGCTGATTATCCAGCTCCGAAACTTTTGTCAGCAGCCGACACGTCATTGCTAACTCCTCAGTCAAGAAGCGTTATTGACAAAGTTAACGGTAGATAATTTTATATGATTGATAATATTCCACAAAATAAAGATCTTCAGGAAGTTCAAGATGCCATCAAGCTGGCTAATTCCCAACTTGAACAAGCTAAGCTGAGCAATAATGCTGAGTTGGTAAATGAGATCACAGGTGATCTTGACTCCCTAAACAACATCTTCACCGCTACTGAGGCACAACTTCTTGACGCAAAAGACAAGGACAAAAAAGACTCGCTTAACTTCCTTGCGTCGGAAAGAAGAATGGCTGGGAAAAAAAGATCCGAATATCTTGATGAAATTGGAGGATTAGCTAATGCAAATGAGGAGCAATTAAAGACTTATGCTTCGATGTCTAGCGATCCTCCCACCACCAATAGTGAGATTCACAGTCATTTGGCTAGAGTACTGGATGCCTCTCTTGACAAGGTCGATGTTGCTACTGGTCTTGACGGGAAAAACAGAAAAAACCTATCATTTCTTCAGAATCCAGAAGAGAAGTTGCAATACCTAAAAGAGAGATTCCCAAATGGTGTTGAGCAAATCAATATCACTGGTACTCCAGCATACGCGCTTAAAAAACAGGATGGAGAATGGTTATTGGCTGACGAGCTTGGAACCTCCGTAAAGGACTTTACTGCCGACATTATTGGCACAGCTATTCCTACAGCAGTTGGAGTTGTAGCTACAGTAGCAGCAGCAAGACTTGGCTTGAAAAATCCATCTGTTGTGGCGAACGTTGCTCAGTCTGGAGCTGGCTTTGTGCAAGATGTATTTGCAAGAAAGGCTTTGGGCCTTGATCCAAAACTTGGAGATGCGGCAATGTCTAGAACTGGTGAGGCGCTGACAGGTATGGCAATTGATCAGGCATCCAGATTGTTGATTCAGCCATTGGCAAAACGTATTGGGGAGCCTCTCAAAAATGAACTAGCCAAGAAGGTTGATGAGGCAAGAACAATTCTTAAGGAGAAGGGCATTGAGACTACTGCTCCAATATCCTATCTGTTTGGGGCTAGACCGTTGCAGAAGCAGAAGCAATTGATGGGTAGAATGGAAGATGCATGGATTGGCACTGGCCCAACAAGAGCGGCACAAAAAACAGTTGATGCCTTGAGTACATTTAAGGAGTCAATTACTGGAGTGCCCACCAATGTGTACGGATCGGCTATGGATGTATTGAAAACGGAATCTGATAATCTTGCAGATCTTGTCGCAAAGTCCAATGTTGACGCTGGAAATGTGGTCAAAAGCGTTTTGAACAAAAGGTTGATGGATACATCGGTAGAATCTGCTGATAGAGAGATGATCGGCACTGGAATCAGGGGTCAACTGGAGACCGCGCGAACACAGCTAAAGCAAATCAAAGATAGTGCATATGGTGACTTTTACGTCAAAGCGGAAGGTTTGACTATGACCCCAGCCGAAGTCGCGAGACATCTAGAAGAAGGGGCGAAAATAAACTCTAAGCAATTTAAGAATACTGGTATCGACAGACTGGTCGAAGAGTACAAAGCTAAACAAGGTGATGCACTTGAGGCAATCAGACTGAGAGATGACCCAACTATTGTTAAAACCCCAGAAGTTCTTGAGCAAATACGCAAGCTCTCAGAAAGCGGCGCAGTCCTATCCGCTTCGGAAGTTGATGATGTGATCAAAATGGCCAAGGAAAGCATTCCAGAGGGTGGGTCATTCGCAACTGGTAGCACTCCGCTGGTAGTAGCTGAAGGTGCTTCTTCCAACCTGAGAAATGTTCAGAGAGCTAAATATGCCGAAAACGGTATTGCCGAACAATGGGATAGTGCGACTGCTGCATACGACGAAGCCTTGGCGGGTAGCCGTGGTCTGAATGCTAAAATCCTTAAGACAAAACTTGGAGAACCAACCATGACTGCCACAACGGTAGTCGATAGCACACTCGCAGATCCTCAATACATCAGGGATGTAATAGACTTGGCTTCAGCGACAGATCCAGCAGCAGGCCAGCAAGTAAGAGAAAGCTTGAAGAAGGCGTACCTTACTAAAATCGGGCTTGTTACTAATGCTGCCACCAAACCTGAATCTCTTGATTTTGATGAGAAGATTGTTAATACGTTGTGGGGGGTTGATCCAACAGGGAAAACCAATCCATTGCTTGGTAACAACATGGTCGAGAAGATGAAAGATCTTCAGAAATCATTTGCTGATAAAAAACTAAATATGTCAAATATCAAAGCAGAGGATGTTGATGACTTGTTCTTATCGTTAAACGATGCTGAAAAACTGCAAATTAAAGAGCGAATTATTAAATCATCAATGGCCAAGCAGGAGCAAGAGGACTTCGCTAATAATGAATTGATCAAGATCGCTAAATCTGGAGACTTTGATGCGCTCGATGGTGATAACTTTGCAAAGGCGATGTATAACGCCAAGGTGTCGGATGTCGCTAGCGTGATGAAAAGAATGCCAGCAGCTCAAAAAGCATCGTTGCAAGGTGACTTTGTGGCTCAGTTGATGAGAGATCTTCCGTCAACCACTACAGCTACTGGTGGCAAAACGATTTTCAATGGAGGAAAGTTCTTGAAAATGCTTGAAGGCGCAGACGGAAAGATCATTGAGGGTAGGATTAAGACTGTGATGGGCAAGGAATTCTTTGACACATTCAAAGCTGCTGCGACTATGGCTGATGTTAATCACATTCCATTACAAAACCTTTCTGACCCAGCCGTGAAGGCATCGCTAAGTGAGGACAGGCTAAAGCTTTTCGGTGTTGGGAATATTCTTGGATGGGGACGTGATAGATTTATGTCTGGTGCTCATGGATTGAATATTCTTGTTCCGTTCTGGAAGACTATGGCTAAAGACGTTGGCCCAGAGCAAACCACAAAAAACTTCAAGAACTTCTATAATACTGCTATTTCTGGACGTATTGGAATTACTGCACTTGCTCATGCTGGAAGAAATGACCCTGATTTCAAACAAAACATTAACGACTTTTTGTATGGGAGATCTCAGGAAGATGCTAGTTATGCAAACAGAATGAGAGCAAATATCCCGTCTCAGCCTAAATAATGGCTTGCAAAGATTTATGTTGATCTGTTTGATTTTTCTATTCATAACCATCCTATGCCGAATATTGAAAAGCTCGCTGATCCATCAAGCAATGAATGGTTCCAAGAAGTATTGGACAGGGCTAAGGCTCATGGTGATCGCAAGCGAGTTGAATACTGGAACCCACAAGGGGCCGCAAAGGCTCTCTGGGGGCTTGCACAGGGCAAAAGCTACTCTGCTATAGCCAGAGAGACTGGGATCGATAGGAAGACCGTCAGGGAGCTTGAATGGAGACATGAGGACACGCTGGAAACTAAACGCAAAGACTTTTCGCGTAAATACGCAATTGCTGCGGAGGAATATACTGACTTGCTGTTCCAGAAAGCAGAACAACTTGCCGACGATCCAGAGCAACTGAAGAACATCTCCCCTGATAGACTGGCATTAACTGTCGGTATTATGACGGACAAAGCTACTCAGCTCGCTGGCATGGCGGGTGTGGTAATCGAGCATCGCAAGGGAGCATCTATCGAGGATGCAGCCATTATGATTGCACAGGCTAAGGCGAAGATCGCATCACGGGCCTCAACTGTCATCATCGACGTCCCATGAAGTGGCGTTCTCACCAGATCTTGACTCCTCCCTCCGAGGATGAGATTGCAGAGATGGAACCAGAGGACTTGGTTCACCTTCACCAGATCTATCACGAGGCGATTGAGAACGCTGAAAAAGATCCATTCCGTTACGGATTCCGTCTACCTCACTGGGGCAAGGCTGAGGAGCAGTTGTCAGAGATCAGTGAAATCGTGGCACTTGGAGGTAACCGTTGCCTAGCACCAGAACAGGAGATCTATGATCCAGTTGCTAAGAAAAGCACCCCTGTTTCAGAAATTACTTCTGAGTTTCATGTGCTAGCTTGGGACGGGGAAAAACAGATTCAATGCCGTGCTCTACGACCATTTGTAAAGACTGTTGCCAAGACATACCAAGTCCTTCTAGGAAACGGTGACTCGTTTCAGTGTTCGGCGGAGCACCAAGTTTCAACTCCTTTTGGATGGCGTTCCGTAAAAGACATAGGCATTGGCGGCGTAGTCTCAGTTCTGGAGAAAGAGTCATCGGCTTCTTGTTCTTCTGGCCATCACGCATTCTCTTTTTTCCTTCCTCACTCCATTGTGGGACCTGCCCTTTCAAGGTTACGGCTAAATGCTTTGCGTTGGATTCAAAGACTTCTAGATTCTCTGGACGATTGTCAGTCTTCACGCCGTTTCTGTGATGGACAACTTCCGTCTTTAGTAAGAATCGACCCAACTGTTCCTCCATCACCAAACGATGCTCCAGAATATAATGGGTATGTTTCTTTGCATTCGGGTGGCCAAGAGAGTAAATCTCTACATAGCCGTCCTTATTCAGGGTCCTCCCACCTTTCCAACCCTTATGAAGAGATCCGCTACGAGGACCACTCCGAGGCATTGGAATCTTATGTTTCTTACAGAGCTTTGAAACCCCAGCCGTTGACCACCGCTGCCCGCATCTTTCAAGTGCTAGGTCGGAAATTTCTTGCAGTGTTTTGCCTTGTGCGATCAATTCCTTTAGCTCGTCACCCGATACAATGTGTTCTAAGATTGTTCTCATGTGCGCTCATTCAATCCAAAGAAACGATTATTGTCAAGGTTAATGATAAACAAGTAAGCGAGATTTGGGATATTGAAGTTCCTGAAACTGGTAACTACTTCATTGGCAACATCTTGCAGAAAAACTCAGGGAAAACCCAATGGGGTGCGTTCTCCATCGTTCGTGCTGCGGTAGAGAATCCAAACTCAGAAATCTTCTGCTTTGCCCAAACGTCTGAGGTTTCCATCCGACAGCAGCAGAGTGCCGTGTATGACTGGTTGCCAGCGGAACTAAAGACCAAGCAAACATCTGCGGGGGCTTACATTAGCTACACGAAAAAGAACGGATTCACTGACGGCAGTTTAATCCTGCCTAACGGTTCACAGATCATCTTTAAGACGTACTCCCAGTATCAAAATAACCCAACGATTCTAGAAGGCGCGGAACTTGGAAGCAGATCACCCGTGTGGCACAACATCGGAGTATGGCTCGACGAATACTTGCTAGGCCCAGAGTTGATCAATACGCTCAGGTTCCGACTTGCAACGAGAGATGCCAAGATGCTGGTCACGTTCACGCCTATCGACGGCTGGACAGAGGTCATTAAAGAGTATCTTGACGGAGCTTCCATTGTGGAATCGAGACCTGCGGAACTTCTCAAGGGTGAGCTTGTGCCATACATCCAGAGGTCAAAAAAGAGAAACGCAAGTATCCACTACTTCCACTCTCAGGACAATCCATTTGGAGGCTATGAGCGTATCAAGGAGGCTCTTGAAGGCAGGACACGGGAGGAGATCCTCATTCGTGCTTACGGAGTCCCTGTGAAGTCTCAGGCGACCAAATTCCCTAAGTTCAACACTGCTGTCAACGTCATCTCAAACGACAAGATTCCTACGGAGAATATCACACGGTATCAGATTATCGACCCTGCTGGTGCGAAGAATTGGTTCATGTGCTGGGTTGCAGTTGACGAGACTGGAACATACTACGTCTATCGGGAGTGGCCTAGCGTGGATGTGGGTGATTGGGCTGAGTGGAAGAGCGGCAAGTGGGTCGCTGGT